ATAAGGAGTTGAAATTAAATTGGCAAGACTTACTTCATTAAGCGTATTACTTGAAGATGGCGGAAAAGCCTTTTTGCGGGAGTTATACGGAAAAGTTATTCAAAATGTTGAAAAATCAACATTAAGTTCGTTATTTAAAAATAGGGATTTAAGTGGCGACCCGGAATATGGCTCTGTTGAAGTTAATCGTTATCAAAACGCAAAATCAAAAACATATGGAACTGCAAGATATTTAGGTAAAGGCGACGGTGTAACAAGAAAACCTATCACTGTTACTATTGATGTTGACAGAGAAATCGTTGAAGAAATTGAAAACAAGGACATTAAACTTGATGGACTTGATGGTTTATTAAATCGTAGAAGCCTTAACCATATTCGTTCGATGGTACGTGAATTAGAAAAAGCATTTTGGTTTAAAACCGCTGTTGAGGCAGAAGTAGAATTCCAACCAAGTGCCTCTGGTTTAACTATTGCACAAGAAATTGAAGAACAAATTGTAGCACTAGAAAAAACACAAAATGACTACGTTGATGGTGTTGACCGCAACATAATGGCATTAGTATTAGATACTGATACATATAGTTCACTTCGTAATTACCTTGATACTACTGTAAACAATGCTAATATTAGCACTGCAAATGAAACATTTGGTATCTTTCATGGTGTTAGAACTTATAGTTCCGTTTACCTACCAAAAGGTGTTAAAGGCTTACTATTTGTTGAAGGTATGACCGCACAACCAGTCCTTGCAAATCCATATGTTGGTGAGCGTATTGGTTTAAGCGAAGCATACGCAGTGTCTTTATTCTACCATTATGGAACAGGAGTTGTAACACCTGACCTAATCAGCGCTTACAAACGACAATTAGCAAAACCAGTTATTGCATTATCCAGCTCAACTTTAACAGTTACTGCTGTTACCGACGCTACTGAATATGATGTATATGCAGGTTTAGCAAAAATTGCAACAATTAAACCAGTTGCGGGGGTAATTACTGCGGACTTAACTGACTACATTGAAGAAGCGGGCGAATACGCTATTACTGTTGTTGCTAAGAATCCACAAGAAGCCTATCAAGCAAGTGCTAAATCAGACGCAAAAACATACACAGTATCAGCAGGTACAGGTAGTTAGAGGTGAAATAAATGACACAACTTGAAAGATTAAAATTGCGATTATCTAGTGAGTTGGCAAAAAGTGATGACTCCCAAGATGCCTTGTTAGAGGAATTACTACTTGTAGCCGAACAAGATATTTTAAATAAAAGATATCCGTTTGGAACAACTATTACATACTTAGATGAAAATGGAAATTTACAAACTAAGTGTGCAGAACTAGAGGAACGTTATAAAGGTCTTCAGGTTGAACTTGCACTTGTCAAATACAATATGCAAGGTGTGGAGGGGCAGACTTCACACGCAGAGAATGGTGTAACGAGGGCATATAAATCTTATGACGCCCTCCTTCACCAAGTTATGCCAAAAGCAAAGGCACTTTATTAGGGTCGGTACTATGAGAGATTGCGTGAAAAACAAACAAACCATATATTGGTCCAGGTTTGTTGATGTTGAACCTAAATTAAAAGATGGTGTTGCAACAGGCTCTTATATAAAGGTTTATAGTGACCCGATAGAAATTAAAGTTAACATTGCTTCTGTTGTATCCCGTAATGGTGTTTATACTAATGAGCAATATGGTGCAAAATTCAAACACGATAAATTAATTACTACATCAAAGGATTTAGGTATAAAAACAGAAGATAAGTTTTGGGTTGGTATTCCAACAACCTCTGATGCAAATTATGTTGTAAGTGGTATTTACCCATCTAAAAACGTTATTGTTATAGGACTAAATATGGTGGTATAAATGCGTTATACAGGTCCACTACCTAAAGAAATTAGAGATGATTATAGAAGACTCGAAAAAATGATTGAGGATGCTTTGAATGCCATTAAGTTTGACAGGGGTAAAAATAAGCGTCTTTGGCAATTAGTGGAAGTTGCGAAGTCATACTTACGGTGGCTCGTTCCCGTTGATAGTGGGGAATTAGTTAATTCAATAGAATTAAAACCAAAATACGAACTCCACGGAAGATATAATTATCTAGTTTCTATTACTATAACATTAAACGCACCCTATGCAAAATATGTTGAGTTTGGGACGGGGGTTATTGGACAAAATAGTCCACAC